CTAGGCCACCTTTTTAAGCATCTCTTCCAGCTTCTCCGTGGTAACGCCTCCCTCCTCACGGAAATAGCTGAACAACAGCGCCACAAGTGCCGCTTTCTTTTCCGGGTTGTCAGTTAACCCATTGTTTTTTATCCAATTCTCCACTCCAAGCGCGATCTGCTCGACGATTTCCGAATCCGTCATACGATTCTGCGTGAGATAGCGCTTCGCCTTCTGACCTGCCACCTCATTCAACCGAGGGGCATCCACCTCCTGGTCAATCCCGCCAGCTTCGACCCAATACCGCGCCGGCACCTCGTAGGCGCGGTGCATCCCGCCTCGCCCTGACCGCTCTTCATAGCGCCAGCCCTCGCGATCTGCCTTCGCCATGATCGCGGCCTTCGTCCCCGGAAGGCCGGGCAGCCCCATCTTCGCCAGTTCACTGGCTGCGTATAGTCGCTTCACTGAACACTCCCTAGCGCCTAAGTGTATCGCCAACAAAACACTTCAAATTGGCGATGCACTTTTATATTTATCCATATGAATCAACGCCTTGCAATCACAGCAAGGCACAGATAGGCGGCATGACGCTGCACAGAAGTGTAAACCTGCAAGTGATGTGTTGACTTGCCACTTCAATACACTTAGACTCCGTTAAAACTGACATTCGGGATTACCGGACCGAATAAAAACCGGTCTTAGACCGGCGTTTTTCTTGGAGTCAAACCATGCCAACCGCCAAACCTTCGGGGATGCACCGCGCCGACATCAAGGCACTTATTGAGAAAAAGGGCCAAACGATGTCGGGTGTCGCGCGCGCCTTTGGAATCCCGGAATCGAACGTCCGCAATGCTCTGACGCGCCCCGTCCTTTCGGGGGAAATTGCGATCAGCACCTTCGTGCAGCTGCCTGCCCACGAACTCTGGCCCGATCGCTGGACCCCCGAGGGACGCCGAATCCGGCCCCGCTACCGTGACAAGTATATCGGGGCCACGACACCGGTAAACAGTAACGAGCAAGCGTAGTTCTACGCCCTTCAGTTTAACGCAACTGAACACTTACACCGACCAGGTGAGTGTCTAGATCTGTATGGCTACCACCATGACTAAACGGAAAACGTCTCGAGGCCAGGCTGAAGTGACCAGCACGCAGATGGCGCTGAATTTCGAGGTATTCGCTATCGAAACACCTCATGGCACCGTCGCAGTCGCTGGCGAGAACCCTCTCGACGCGGCGATCCGCCGGACCCTCGTCGACGTAATGGACAAGGCGAACACTAAGGGGCTGTCGCGAGACCGTATCGCCGACCACATGGGCGAACTGCTTGCCCGACAAATCACCAAAGCCCAACTGGATCAGTGGGCAGCTCCAAGCCAGTTCGATCGGCGAATCCCGGTCGATGCGCTGTTGGCGCTGATGATGGTTTGCGACGACTACAGTCCGCTCGATTGGATGGCTCATCACGTCGGTCGCCGTGTGCTTACGGCCGATGAAGCACTCTGCGCCGAATTCGGGGCTATGGCAGTTCTCGACCGCCACATCAAGGCGAAACAAAAGGCGATCGAAGGCCAGATGGACGAGAAGCTGGTGGGCCAGCTCATGCACCGAATCAAGCGGATCACAAAATGAGCGTCATCGTAAAAGAGCGATACAGCTCGTCAGAGCTTTTGGCGATGCGTCTCGATGCGCTACCGACATCTAAGGCGGCTCTGTTGGCGCGTGCGGATCGAGAGGCATGGCGCTATTCCGAAGTGAAGGGCATCGGTGGCACGCGGCGCGAGTTCGAGCCGCCCTCAAACGTGATGGCCGAGATTCGGCGAAAGGCGGCGGTGAAGTTTGTCGGAGCCGTGGCTGAAGTAACGGCCGTGGCCGATCCGGTGCAGCAATTGCAACTCGTCGAAACCGACGCGCAACGCCTGCGCGCGGACGCTCGCCAGGGGATTCTGACCTGGCTGGATCGGATCATGGCGCAGTGCCACGTCTCGCGCGAAGCGGCAATGACGACGTTGCTGACGCAGGCCAAGGCCGGCACGCTCGACGATCACCTCGTCATGATGTTGCGCGCCGCACGTGACCAGCGCGGTCGCAAGGGGGATGGCTTCCCGAGCATCCGCACCCTGAAGCGGTATCTCGGCCAGGCCAAGAGCGGAACGCTGGCGCCCAAAATCCCGCAACCGGATTTCGCGGTGCCGGCATGGGCGAAGGCATTCCTAGGCTTCTATCAGCAACCGCAGAAGCCGTCCGTCGAGTTGGCGTATCGCGAGTTCGAGACCGCGTACCGCATGCGCGATCGCGATTGGGAGTTCCCGACGATTCACCAGGTCCGCCGGTTCCTCGGCAAGATGGGCCGGGTCGCCGTCGAGGCGGGCCGGATGGGCGCGCGCGAGCTGAAGACCATTCGCCCGTTCATTCGCCGCTCGTTCGACCAGCTGCTGCCGAACGACGTCTGGAGCGCGGACGGTCATACGTTCGACGCTGAAGTCCAGCATCCGCTTCACGGCCGGCCGTTCCGCCCCGAGATCACGACGATCGTCGACATCGCGACGCGTCGCGCGGCCGGCTTTTCGATCGGCCTGGCGGAATCGGCGATCGCGGTAATCGACGCGCTGCGCCACGCCTCGACGCTCAATGGCGTCCTCGCCATCTTCTACGTCGACCGCGGATCTGGCTATGCCAACGCGATGTTGCAGGCGGAAGGCACTGGCATCACGGGCCAGCTCGGCTTCGAAGTCTCGCATTCGCTTCCCTACAACTCCCAGGCGCGCGGCGTGATCGAACGACTGCACCAGACCCTGTGGGTCACGGGAGCCAAGACGCTCGCCAGCTATATGGGCGCGCCAATGGATCGCGAAGCGAAGCTGGCGCACTTCAAGGTCACGCGCAGCGCGGTCAAGCATGGCGGATCGATGCCGCTGATGGGATGGGACGCGTTCATGCAGTTCTGCAACGACCAGATCGATGCGTACAACGCCCGCCCACATCGCTCGCTGCCGATGACGAACGATCCGGCGAACGGTCGCCGTCGGCACATGTCGCCGAACGAAGCGTTCGCTGCATTCCAGGCGAAGGGCTGGCAGCCCGTCACGCTCACGGCCGAAGAAGCGGACCGCGTCTTCCGCCCGCGTGTCGAGCGCACGGTCCAGCGCGGCGAGGTGCGTCTGCTGAACAACCACTACTTCAGCGGCCTGCTCGAAGAGTTCCACGGCGAGACGGTTCATGTCGCCTACGACATTCACAACGCGAAGTTCGTATGGGTCTACGAGGGTGCGACCGGTCGGTTCATCTGCAAGGCAGAAGCCGGCGCGAACACCGCTCACTACATGCCGATGTCGTATGTCGAGCAAGCCCGCGAGAAGCGTGCGGACGCCCGCGCGCAGCGCCTGCAGGTGAAGCTCGACGAGGTCGAAGCCGAGCGCATCGGCCAGCCCGCGCTCACGCTCGAAACCCCCGAGGTCATCACGATCCAGGGCTTCGGCGAAATCACGCGTGACGCACTGAATCGTCGCTTCGTCGACGTCGAAACGGTGATCGAGGTCGACACGACGCCCGTTCGAGCCAGCGAGCCGGCACCGGCCACGGCCGAGATTTTCGAACTGCCGGAAACGGCTGAACAGCGGTTTGCCCGGTGGCAAGCCTTACATCAACACATCGATACGGGAGGTGTACCCGACAAGGAAGAACTGCGGTGGTACGGCACGTACCCACTGACCAAAGAGTTCGCGGCGCAAAAGCGCCGCGCGGAACAGGCTGAAGAGTGGCAGCTCGCCAGCCAGCAGTAACAACAACAGGACCAATCATGACACAACACGAAACCACGCTCAAACCCGTAGCCGGCGGCATCGCGCAGATCACCAACCTGAACCTGTGCGACATCGCCATCGAGCGCGCCATCGCGCGAAGTGCGAATCTCCCCGGTCTGGTGTGCTTCTACGGCCCGTCCGGTTACGGCAAGAGCATGGCTGCGCTCGCGGTCGCGAACGCCCGCCGTGCCCGCTACGTGCAGGCGAAGTCGGTGTGGACGAAGAAGCATTTCCTGAAGGCGATCCTGTTCGAGATGGGGATCAAGCCGGCCGGCACGATCCCGGAGATGGCCGACCAGGTCGCAGAAGAACTGGCGTCGAGCGGCCGGCCGATGATCATCGACGAAATGGACCACCTGGTCGACCGTAACGCGGTCGAGCTGGTCCGCGATCTGTACGAGTCCAGCCAGGCGCCGATCCTGATGATCGGCGAAGAAGCGCTGCCGGCGAAGCTGAAGAAATGGGAGCGCATGCACGGCCGTGTCCTTGCATGGGTTCCGGCGCAGCCCGTCACGACCGCCGACGCGCGCCAGCTCGCCGAACTCTACTGCCGTCACGTGAAGGTTGCAGATGATCTGTTGACGCGCCTGGTCGAGCTGTCGCACGGCTCGGTGCGCCGTGTCTGCGTCAACCTCGAACGTATCCAGGAAGAGGCGCTGAAGGCCGGCAAGGATGTCATCGATCTCGCGCAATGGGGCAAGCGCGAGCTGTACACCGGTGAAGCACCGAAGCGTCGTGCGTGAGGTGATCGATATGCATGAACACAACACCATCACCACACCGCAGATGGCGCGCGCGGCCGAGCGCATTCATCTGCTCATCATGATCGTATCAGGTACCGCCGTGGTCATCCTGCTCGTGGGTTGCGTTGTCGCACACGACTGGATCGAGCTGCTCACCTGGACGGCACTTGCCGATTGGGCGCTGTTTCACGTCGCCATCCTTGCATTCCTCGCTGGTGTGACGGGAGGGTTCGACCATGTCTAGAAGGCCCGCTCACCTCGAACTGACCGGCGGCAAGGGGCCGCGCCAGCGTGTATGGGAAGCGATCCGGAGCCAGCGCGACGACTTCACGCCGCACACCATCGTCCGCGCCGCTGACGTCGACAAGTCGACTGTTCACACCTACCTGCAGACGCTCGAACTCGGCGGCTTCGTCGAACCCATCGGCGAGCGCAAGGCGATCAACGAACGGAAGCACTATCGGCTCGCCCGAGATGTCGGTGTCGAAGCCCCGCGCCTCGATCGCTACGGAAAACCGGTGATGCAGTCGCGCGGCAACGAAAACATGTGGCGCACGATGCGCGTCATGGGGGACTTCACGCCTCGCGAGCTGGCAATGCGCGCGTCGACGCATGAGGTCGCGATCACCGACTCGACAGCGCAGTCCTACGTCAAGTGCCTGTCGCACGCCGGCTATCTGACGCTCGTCGATCCGGGGCACCCGTACATTCGTGGCAAGGGTGCGAAACAGGCACGGTATCGCCTGATCACGGCGAAGTACACCGGCCCGCGCCCGCCGATGATCCAGCGCACGAAGTCGGTGTACGACCCGAATCTCGGGAAGATCGTGTGGCAAGAGGAGCCGGACCATGACGCATGCTGATCCGGATTGGCTCGCCATGCTTCGGGAGGCTGTCGCCGCGACATCGCAATCCGACGTGGCCAAGCTGCTCGATGTCTCACGCACGACCGTTTCTCTTGTCCTGTCGGGCAAATACCCCGGCAAAACCGATCGCGTCGCAGCCCGCGTCTTGAAGACGTTCGGACAGGTGCAGTGCACGCATACCGGGCAGCTGATCTCGCTGACGGTATGCGTGTCCTTCGCCAATCGCCGCGCACCGATCAACAATCCGATGGAACTGAGCCACTGGCGCACGTGCCGCAACTGCCCGCTGCGCCCCGTTAAAGGAGAGTCGAAGTGAACCCGCAATCCCTCGCCAAAGTATCTGCGCACGGCACGGTCAACATTAACCAGATCATGCAGCTCGCCGCGCTGCGCATCGCCTCGACGATCGAAACGCTCACCGAGCGAGGTTTCGTCGTTGTCGGGATCGAGTTCTCAAGCGGTTCGAAGCCGACGATCCAGATCCAGACGTGCGCCGAGTGCGCGCGGATGGTCGAGGCCGGTGAAGCCACCTACTACCGGACCGGCGTCAGCGAGAACAACCGCTATCGCACCGGCCAGTTCAAGGTCGGCGAAATCCGCGTCCTCTGGACCGAACAGGGCAACTAGAAGGAAACGAGCCGCTGTAGCCCACCGATACACGTCAGTAGATAAGTAGTCCTTTTTAAACAAGCGATAAAGGAGCCACCATGGCAACGTTAAAGCAGATTCTGCACGCCATCGTCGACAACCCCGGATTTTCGGGCGCGCAGCTCGCCGACATGCTGGATATGGACGCGAAGGACATCCAGCCTCGCATTCACGCATGCATCAGCGACGGTCGCGTGCGTTGCGAAAAGAAGCCTATGGACGGGGCGGCACCGATCAACCTGTACTACGCGAGTGCCGAGCTGGTGCGGGAGTTCGATGGCATTAACCAAACCGTGACAAAAGCCGCGCGAAAAGTGGCGAATCTTCCAGCAGCGCCCGGCGACTTCGTCTGCGGATTCTCGACGGCCGGGTGTCTGACGATCACGAAGGGCCGGAAAACGGTCGACCTGACGCGCGAGGAAACCGCCCGTCTGTTGGCGTTCGTCGACTGCATCAACATCGAAGCCATCGCAGGGAGCCAGGCATGACGATCAACATCAGCCAAGGCCCGACCCTCGCGAACCCCGACGTGCTCGACAGCGTCGCCGAGCTGCGCCGCGAGTTGCATCGGGCGAATGCCAATTTGCTCGCGTACTGGGCGGCAATCGAGGAACGCGACAAGGTCGGTCGCGACTTCGTCGGATTGATCAATCGCGTGCTGCTGCAGCACATCGTGGGCGACTTTCGCGGTGTCGCGGCGATTCTCGAAGCTCAGCTCGAAGCCAGCCCGCGTTTGCGCCAATCGCTTGAGGAGGTGCGGGAATCGAGGGAATGCCGCCAGCTCCAGGAGTGGATGGAGACGGTGCACCGCGAGTTCGGGCAGGAGGAAATGCCGCCGTACAACGCGGGCGCGCACGATCCGTGGGCCATGAAGACGGTTGAAGAGCTGCGCGCGGCCGTCGACGTCATGAATCGAGCAGGGATTCAAATCTCGACGCAGCTCACCACGCTCGAAGGCGTACTGAAGTCCATGACGGCCGAGGTGCCCACCATCGTCGTCGCTCACGTCAAGGGCGATCGCGACGCCGCCTCGCGTGCCATTGCGTCGTTCTGCGAGCGGCACGTCGTGGTGAAGGACGGCAACAAGAGCAAGGTGCACTGATGCCGCTTCCGCAAATCTGTTGCCCGAACTGCCGCGCTGTGATGAGCCTCGACGTGGTGTTTGCTGATGACGCACCGCGCGAGGCGCTCAACGCGATCGTCGACGCGCACCCGGCCGGCGAAACGTTCGTCAAACCGCTGCTGCGTTACATCGGCCTGTTTGCACCGGTCAAGAGCCAGATGAGCCACACGCGCATCGCGGCGCTGATCAACGAGCTGGCTCCGATGATCCGTTCAGCTCAGATCGAACGGAACGGCCGCACCTGGGCGTGCCCGATCGACTACTGGCGTCAGGGCTTCGAGCAAATGCTATCGCAGCGCGACCAGGGCCGCTTAAAGCTGCCGCTGAAGAGCCACGGATATCTGTTGGAGGTGCTCGCCGGCTTTGCGGACAAGGCCGAGTCGCGCGCGGAAACGCATACAGAGCATCAGCGCCAGGGACATTCCGGCCTCGGCACACCTGAAGCGCGCGCCTCACCTTCGACGGACATCGTCGACGTTCTCGCCGGGTCACAACAGACCGGCCCGCGTCAGGTCACGGAAGGCGTCGCACATAGCCTGTCCGCATTGCGGCGAATCACGAAAGAAATGAACTCGTTTTCGAAGGAAGGAAAAATCCATGACTAAACAGCACATCCCGGCCGGCTACGTGCAGGACGCACGCGGCCGCCTCGTACCTGAATCGCTGGTCGCGCCGATCGACCAGCTGCGCGACCAGACGATCACGTCGCTGATCGACGAAGCCAAGCGCCTGCAGTCGGCAATGGCCGACTTCAAGGCACGTGCATTCGGGGATATCGCAGCATTCGTCGAGACCAGCCATGAACAGTACGGCGTCAAGGTCGGTGGCGCGAAGGGAAACATTTCCCTGATCACGTTCAACGGTCAGTACAAGATCGTGCGTCAGATCGCCGAGCACCTGCAATTCGACGAACGCCTGCAGGCGGCGAAGGAACTGATCGACGAATGCCTGCGCGAATGGACGGAAGGCAGTAACGACAAGGTCAAGGTGCTGATCAACGAAGCGTTCCAGGTCGACAAGGAAGGCAACGTGAACACCGGCCGCATCCTCGCGTTGCGCCGCCTGGCGATCGACGATCCGAAGTGGACGAAGGCAATGCGGGCGATCGTCGACAGCATCCGAGTCACGGGCAGCAAGCCGTATATCCGTCTGTACGAACGCATCGAGGACACCGAGGAGTATCGCGCGATCAGCCTCGACCTCGCCGTGATCTGAGGAGCCGTCATGTCGAAACTGTCGAAAGAGGATCTTCAGAGAATCGACACCGAGCTGTCGTTCCCGTTCGGTTGCGTCGTGCTTCGTTGTGATGGCAACACCATCACGATCCAGGTAACGCGGACGAAGCCGCGCAGGTACGACCTCATGGTCTACGTCAATGGCTGGTTCAAGGGCGACTACCTGAAGGAAACCGCGCCCGAGCATCGGTTCTATCGTCCGGTGAAGTTCAGCGCATATAAGCCGTCCGAGCGAGCAAAGATCGAAAAGCAGTTCGGGAAGCGCAACGCGAGGAAGTACTTCCCCGGCCTGGACAAAACGTCGACGTACTACATGCCGTCGTGGAACACGCCCAGCACGATGCTTCGCCACTTTGCGCGAGTGTGTCAGTCGGTCACGCTCGTTTCAGTGGGCGTGGCGGTCAACACTTCCGTCGACGTCTCCGCACGGGAGGCTGCCAATGTCTGACGTGGTAACCATCGTGGTCGGGATCGTGTTCCTGGTCTGCCTCTGCCGTCGTGAGCTGCGGCGCTGGTGGAGGTCGTGATGCTGATCGCGAAAACGACGCTGTCGAAGATTCACATCGCGAAGCAGCAGCTGGCGATGACCGACGACGAGTACCGCACGGTGCTGCGCAGCGTCGCCGGCGTCAGCTCGGCCAAGGAGCTGACGCCGGAAGGCGCGCACAAGCTGTTGAAGCACTTCGAACGCTGCGGCTTCCAGCCAAAGCGCCCGAACGGTCGACGACCGAACGTCGGCGGCTCGCGCGAGCAGCGCTTGAAGAAGATCGAGGCGCTGCTCGCGTCGGCTGGCCGGCCGTGGTCGTATCTCGACGGCATGGTCAAACGCATTTGCAAGGTCGATGCGATCGAATTCTGCGACGGCGAGATGCTTGGCAAGCTCATCGCCGCACTGCAGATCGACGCAAACCGAAAGGAGCGTGCATGAATGACGATCTGCGTGATGTGCAGCACCTCTTCCCGCCCCTGGCCAAGACGCTCGTTCGCTTGATCGGGATGGACGCGACACTGACGCTCGTCGAGAAGATGGGCGGCATGAAGTTTCCGATTCCCGTCCGCAAGAATCGTCACGGCGAAGCGCGGTTCGAAGAACTCGCTGAGGTGATCGGTACTGATGCCGCGACGAACCTCTGCAAGGCGTTTGGTGGCGAGGACATCGAAATCCCGATTTGCTGGAAGGCGAAGCGGGAACTCATGTTCCGCAGCTTGCGGCGCGAGTTCGATCACATCACGCGGGAACACAGCAGCCACTATGCCGTGGCGAAACTCGCGGTCAAGTTTGGCACGACCGATCGGCAGGTCCGCAGGATTCTCGGCACTGTCGACAACACCTGCGATACGGCTGATAATCAGCTCTCGCTACTCTGAAATCCTCTCCCCGCCGTTAGCCGTCTCTCACTGGGGGGGCGGCTAACAGGCTGTCTTGCCGTCCCCCCTCTAAGTAAATTCATGTCATCCAATCGGGGGTGGCATGAAGCAGCAACGAATTTCCGCAGCAGGCAGTGACCTGATCGAATCCTTCGAAGACGATCGTCTCGAAGCCTATCCCGACCCTGCAACGGGCGGCGCACCTTGGACCATCGGTCGCGGCCACACCGGCCCCGATGTCCGTCCCGGCCTGAAGATCACCCAGGCGCAATCCGATGCGCTGTTCTCCCAGGATCTCGCTGCGCGCGAGAACATCATCAATGGCCTCGACCTCGAACTGACGCAAGGCCAGTTCGACGCGCTGGTGTCGTTCGTGTTCAACGTCGGCACCGGCAAGCCGGGCGTCAAAGACGGCCTGGTGTATCTGCGTTCCGGCGGCCCGTCGACGCTGCTGCGCATGTTGCGCGCGAAGAACTACGCGGGCGCGGCCGACCAGTTCCCGCAGTGGAATCTTGGGAACGGCAAGCCGATGGCTGGCCTCACGCGTCGCCGTCTCGCCGAGCGCGCGCTGTTCCTGAAGGCGAGCTGACGCCATGCGTCTCGCCGATCTCATCACGGGCCATGACGGCAAGCTTTCGCATTCGAAGCTTTGGCCGAACGTCGCGGCGGCCGTCACTACCGGCATGTTCATCTACCAGGGCGTCACGAAGCAATTGACGATCGAGACCTGGGCGATCTACCTCGCTTGCGTCGGCGGCTATTCGGCAATCATCCAGGCGATCGGTGCATACCGTGGCCGCGCACCAAAGGAGGCATCCAGTGGAAATGATCAGTAAGTACGCCAAGGTCATCGCGGCCATCGCCGCAGCGGCGCTCATCGCGTTCGCGTTCGCCGCAACGTATCAGCACGGCTATGGCGTCGCCGAAGCGAAAGGCAAGCAGGCGCTATCCGACTACAAGGCTCGACAGGCGAGCGATTCCGCTGCGGCCGCGAGCCAGGCGTTTGGCAAGTACGCCGACAACGTGCTGCGCGGCCAGCACGCCGAGGTTCAATTCCTCTCCGACCACGGCACGACCACGGCCCAGATCGGCACCCTAAAGGAGCATATCAATGATGTTGCGCAACCTCACGTATCGCCCGCGCCGCGTGCTGCGGCCGCTGCGTCTGTCGTCACTGTTGATCGGTGCGTGTTCACTCGGGGCTTTGTCCGCCTGTGGAACGCAGCAGCCGGCATCCACGATTCCGCTGACGGTGCCCTGCAGGCAAGCACCGATTCCGGCGGCATTGCTGGAATTACCGGCCCCGATGCCGCCATTGACTCCGGGGTATCACAGCAAGACGTCCTCGACTGGTTCACCGACTACGCAGCCCGCAGCCGAAACACCGAATCGCAACTGAAAGGCGTGAAGGCTGCCGTTCCCGATCAAGAGGACAAGCAATAGATGGATGACTTCGACCACGCGAGCGACATCGAAGAGCAGTCTCGCGCGCTCGCGATCGCAGCCGTGACGCGGCTCGCGCGCAGCACCGCGGAATCCGAGGCGTTCTGCAAAAACGAGGCATGCGGCGAGCCGATTCCTGAGGAGCGCCGCCGCGCGGTACCGGGATGCCGTTTCTGCATCGAATGCCAGGAGCGGCGCGAACAGGTGCTGAACCGGAGGTATGCATGCAAGTGACACTCGACCCGACCGCAATCGTGGCCGGCGCATTCATGCTGCTGATAGGCGCGGTCCAGGTGTTCGGCATGTCGTGGATTCGCAGCGTCCAGGAAAAGCAGAAAGCGAGCGATAGCCGCGACGACGAGTTCGCGAAGGCGCTCTCGGCGGTACGCGAAATGATGGCCCGCGACTACGTACCGCGCGCCGAGCATCAAGCCCAGCGCGATGAATTCCGCGACGTTGCAACGCGCATCGACACGAAGCTGACCGACATCAACAACAAGCTGGACAGAAAACAGGACAAGCAATGAGCGACGAAAGCACGGTTGAAAGTCCCGAGATGCAGATGCTGCGGAAGATCGACGGCGGGGTCGACGAGTTGAAAGACCGGATGGACAAGGTCGAAAAGCGCGCGATCAAGTATGGCGCGGTGGCCGGCGCGGGTGCCGGTGCCATGGCTGGTGGCATCGTCGCGATGGGCATCTCGTTCGCCCGCGCGAAGCTCGGTCTGTAACGCATGGCCTACTCGAAGGAAGTTCGCGACAAGGTCCGTCGATCATTCGTGTTCGACCGCCTCTCGCTCGAAGTCGCCGCCATGAAGAGCGGCGTCAACTATTCCACCGCGCGGCGCTGGAAGGATGACGCACGTGCGGCCGGCGACGACTGGGAGAAGGCCCAGGCGGCGCAGCTGCTCGCCGGTGGTGGCATTGAAGGTGCTGCGCGCCAGATGCTGGCCGGGATGGTCACGCAATACCAGGCGACGATGGACGAGCTGGACAGCGCCGTGATGGCACCGGCCGACAAGGTCGCGATGCTGGCCAGCCTCGCCGACGCATACAACAAGACGATCAACGCATCGAAGCGCGTCCTGCCCGAGACGAACGAGCTGGCGATCGCGATGGGCGTCGTGCAGCGCTTGGCCACGTTCATCAAGGATCGCTATCCGGAACACGTCGGTGCGTTCGCCGATGTCCTCGGCCCGTTCGGTGACGAGCTGGCCACCGCCTACGGTTGAGGTGACGACATGCTTTTTAAACTGACCCGCGATAACGCGGTGAATCCTGGTCACGTCGTTAGCACCCGTATTGAACATCGGGAACGTGATACGCGCCTCATTGTTGAGCTGGTCACCGGCAGCGTGCTCTACGTGACGCATAACCTGTTCGACGGTATCGACGTGTACAAGCTCCATCAGGAACTGATCGACGCGAAGGCGGACTGACATGGTCCAGAAGTTCACCGAGAAGGATTTCCACAAGGAAATCGCCGAGCTGCAGGCCGAGCTGCGGCGCGACATCGAGGCCCATGCAACGGGCCTCGATCCGTCACCGGCCGCGCGCTTGGAACGCCGTCGACGTGTGCTCGTCGACGGCGATTACCAGTTCTTCGCGTACACATACTTCCCGCACCACATTCGCGGTACGCCGTCGCTATTCCAGGCGCACTTCTGCAGTCGGTTCCCGAAGCTGCTGCGCCAGGCCGGCGGCTCGCGCGAATGGTGGGTCGCGCCACGTGGCGAGGCGAAGTCGTCCATGTGTACGAAGATCGGCCCGGTGTACATCATCGTGCAGGGGCTGCTGCAGCGCGAGGAAGTTCGGCGTGAAGTCAGCTGGACCGGCGAGCTGCCGTCGTTCCTGGACTACATCGTCCTGCTCGGTGCCGAGACGTCACTCCCGACGAAGCTGCTCGAAGTCGTTAAAACCGAGCTCACTGCTAACGCCTCGCTCCAGCTCGACTTCCCGGAAGTGTGCGGCAAGGGGCCGACGTGGAAGGTCGGCGAGTTCATCACGAAGAACGGCATCAAGGTCGAGCCGTTCGGCGCAGAGCAGGCGATTCGCGGTACGTTCCACGGCGCGAGCCGGCCGAAGGTGCTGATGGGCGACGATCTGATCACCGACGCCGAGGCCAAAAGCCCGACCGAGCGCCAGAACCGCTGGACGTGGTTGGAAAAAGCGATCGACTACCTCGGGCCGCCTGACGGCAGCGTGAAATACGTCGGCGTCGGCACGGTGCTGGACAAGGATGATCCGATCTCGCGCGCGAAGCGCACGATCGGCCATATCGTCCACCACTTCCGCGCGATCGCGCAGATGCCGACGAACATGGATCTGTGGGAACAGTGCGAAGCGCTGATGCTGAACGATGACAAGCCCGCGATCGAAGCAGCTGCCGCGCGCGGCGAAGCGATCGCCGATACCGATCTGCCGTCGCACAGGTTCTACGTCGCCAACCAGGCAGCGATGGACGCTGGCGCCGTCACGTCGTGGCCGTCCGTGCGCACGCTGTTCTATCTGATGCGCCAACGCGCGAAGTCACCGCGCGCCTTCGCGACCGAGATGCAGGGCGACCCGCGCACCGAGGAAGACAAGGTGTTCGGGCACATCACGTTTTGGGTGCAGCGGCTGCAGTCCTGGCTGATGTTCGGCGCATGCGATCCGTCGATGGGCCGAGGTGAGAAGTCCGACCCGTCCGCGATTCTAGTCGGCGGCCTGGACGTGCCGAGCCGCAAGCTCCACGTCATTCATGCGGCGATCAAGCGGCGCGTGCCGTCGAAGCTCGAATCCGACCTGATCGCGGTACAGCAGGAGTTCGGTTGCCTGGCGTTCGGCTTCGAGAACAACAACGCCTACGAATGGGCGCGGCAAGACCTGATCAAGGCTGCATTGCGTGCCGGTGTACCGCTGCCGCTCGTTGGCGTGACAGCCACTGTAGCGCCGGAGCTGCGCATCGACTCGCTGGAGCCGTATGTCACCGATCGCGTCGTGCCGTCGATTCTGTTCCACAGCGGATTGACGGCGCTGCTCGCCGAGCTGGACGAGTGGCCGGAGCCGCAGGGCAATCACCACTTCGACGGCCTGACCGCGTTGCACATCCTCTGGATGATCGCGCAGTCCCGTGCGCACTTCGCGACCGGTGGCTACATCGCCGTGCCGAAGCGCGGCAGCAATTCGAAAGACGCAGCGTCGTTCGGCGGACGCTTCGGACAAGGGGCATGGTAGAGGGAAACATGGCAAAGATCGTCGACATCAACGGCAACCCGATCGACAGCCAGGTATTGGCTGATCCGCAGACGTCGAAGCTCGGCTGGCTGACGCAGAGCTTCGAAATGCACCCGGCCCGTGGGCTGACGCCGGCACGTCTGCACAAGCTGCTCGACGCGGCCGAGCGCGGCCAGATTATCGAGCAGTCCGACCTCTTCACCGACATGGAGGAGAAGGACGGGCACATTTTCGCGGAGATGAGCAAGCGCAAGCGCGTCATCCTGACGCTGGACTATGACGTCAAGCCGCCGCGCAACGCCAGCACGGCAGAGAAGACGCTGACCGAGGAAGTCCGCGAGTGGATTGACGACATGCCCGACTTCGAGGACATGCTGCTCGACTGCCTCGACGCCATCGGACACGGCTTCGCAGCGCTCGAAATCGAGTGGCAGCAGCTCGGCAAGCTCTGGTATCCGAAGGCGTTCAACCACCGGCCGCAACGGTGGTTCATGAACCCGATTTCCGACCGCAATCAGATCCGCCTTCGGGGCGCGGACGTCGACGGCCTGCCGCTCTGGCCGGCGGGCTGGATCGTGCATCGCCATAAGGCAAAGTCCGGCTATGTCGCGCGCGGCGGTCTGCATCGCGTCCTGGTATGGCCGTACCTGTTCAAGAACTACAGCGTGCGCGACCTCGCCGAGTTCCTGGAAATCTACGGCCTGCCGCTGCGCGTCGGCAAATACCCGTCCGGCTCGACCGACGACGAGAAGAATGCGTTGCTGGCCGCTGTCGCCGGCATCGGCCACAACGCGGCCGGCATCATCCCGGAATCGATGATGATCGACTTCCAGCAGGCCGCAGACGGAACGCACGTGCCGCACATGTCGATGGTTGAATGGTGCGAGCGCACCGAATCGAAGGTCATCCTGGGCGGCACGCTAACCAGCCAGGCAGACGGCAAGTCGTCGACGCACGCGCTCGGCAACGTCCACAACGAAGTGCGCCACGACCTGATGACGTCCGACGCGCGGCAGCTCGCCAGCACGATCACGCGTGACCTCATCTATACGATGATCACGCTCAACCGTGGGCAGATCGATCGGCTGCGGTGCCCGCAGTTCACGTTCGAGACGCGCGAGCCGGCCGACCTGAGTATGTTCGCGGAGGCGCTGCCGAAACTCGTCGGCATGGGGCTGAAGGTGAAGCGCACCTGGGCGCACGAGAAACTGTCGATCCCGGAACCGGAAGACGGCGACGAGCTGCTGTCGATCCCGAAGCCGGAAATGATCGTGCCGCCGGAGCTGCGTCCGACTCCGGATGGTCGAGCGCCTGCCGGTGTCAATACGGCCGCGAATTCGCGCATCCGCTACGTCGCGGTGATGACGAACGAGCGCGGCGAGGTCATCTATCCGGATCAGCATGCCCTCGACCAGGCGGCTGCATCCCTGCCGTCCGACCCGATCGACGCGGCGATGCAGAAGCTGCTCGCGCCGGTCATCATGGCGATCCGGAACGGTCAATCTCCGGACGACGCGATCGAGCGCCTGCTCGCGGCCGAGCCGGACATGGATGAAACCGAGATCGCCGAGCTGCTCGCACGCGCGATGTTCGTCGCCGACATCTGGGGCCGCGTCAATGGCGGTTGATCTCGCCCACGCAATCGGCCTGCCGCCCGAAAAGGCGATCGCCTACTTCGAGTCGAAGGGCTACAAGATCGGGTTCCGATGGCAGGACGTCGCGACCGAGACGCACGCGCGGGCGTTCACGGTCGCGGGCGTGATGAAGGTGGACGTCCTTCAGGACATCCGCCAGGCGCTCGCGACGTCGCTCGAAAAAGGCACGACGCTGGCCGAGTTCAAGCGGCAGCTTACGCCGGTCCTCGAACGTAAGGGGTGGATCGGCAAGGGCATGATCGTCGACCAGGACACGGGCGAGATCGAGGGCAAGCGGCTCACGCCCCGTCGACTGGACACTATCTTCCAGACGAACATGCAGTCGGCCTACATGGCGGGCCGGTATGCTTCACAGCTCGAGGCGGTCGACACCCATCCATATTGGGAATACGTCGCGGTGCTCGACAGCCGAACGCGGCCGGCGCACCGCGCGCTCTCCGGTCGGATCTACCGTTACGATGATCCGTTCTGGCAGACGTTCTATCCGCCGAATGGGTATCGGTGTCGTTGCCGGGTGCGTACGCGTACCCGCGCATACGTCGAGCAGAATGGAATTCCGGTGCTCGACAGCAGCGGCAACCTGGTCGAAGTCGAGATCGTCGATCGCTCCGGTGCGAAGCAGCCGGCGATCGCATACAAAGACCCGGCGACCGGAAAGAAGGTGCTTCCCGATCCGGGCTTCGGGTCGAATCCAGGTGCCCAGTGGGCGAAGCCGTTCACGCCCCCGCCCATGAATTCCCTGCCGCAGACGCTGCCGGCCGGCGCGGAGCTGCCGCCGCTTCCGCCCGCCACGCGCGTGCGCCCGGATGCGGTCATGCCGGCCGGCCTGCAGCCGGAGCAATACGCCCAGGCGTTCATGCGCGAGTTCGGCGCAACGCTCGGCAAGCCGGCCACCTATCGCGACGTCACGGGCCAGCTGCTGCAGGTCAACGAATGGATGTTCAAGGATGGGGCCGGCCGCTGGGCCGCCAACCTCGCCGATCGTGGTCGCGATGCTGCGCTTTTGGCACAGGCCGTCAAGGAACCGGACGAGGTGTGGCTCGGTTGGGCGCAGACCGACGGCGCATGGTCTCTGCGTCGCCGTTACATCCAGACGCTGGAGAACGAAGCCGGCGACTGGGGCGTGACGGTTTTCGACCAGGGCCAGGACGGCTGGACCGGCAGCGTGACGTTCCCGACCAACGTCGGCGCATCCGATGAAGACCGTCGCACCTACCTGGACACGGTGCGCGGCACGTTCCTGCGCTACCGTCGCCACAAGGGAGACTAATAGATGGCCAACAGCATGATCGACGTCGAGATCGCCGACTCGCGGTTCGAGGCCGTCATGGCTCGGGTCCGGACGCTGATGCAAGACGCCTCGCCGGTGACCCGCCTGATTCTTGAATCGATGTGGGGCGCAGTCGAGGAGAACTTCGCGCAGCAAGGTCGACCGAAGTGGCTCGGCCTCAAGCCGTCGACGCTCAAGCGCCGTCGCGGTGAGGCAGCCTCCGAGCGGATTCTGACCAGGTCCGGGCATCTGGCGAGCAGCTTCTCGAAGACGCACGACGCGACAATGGCCCGCGTCGGCACTAATGTTGTATACGCGGCGATCCACCAGTTCGGCGGCACGATCCAGCGCCATCCCATGTCCGGCTACGTTAGGCTGCGCAAGGATAGCAATGGCATGCTGCTGCGGCAGGCTGATCATCCGCACCTGGCCGTGTTTGCGAAGAACGGACACAAGCGAGTCAAGGTCGTCAAATGGACCCGCACCCAGGGCTGGACGATCAAGATTCCGGCCCGTCCGTTCCTCGTGCTGACCGAGGCCGACAACGTCGAAATCGAAATGGAAGTCTCGGCCTACCTGCGTCGTTTGACCGACCAGTGATCCGAAGCCGATAGGAGCCGTTCCGGCCCCTCGGTGGCCCCGATGTACCGGGTCGGGCTAATCGGGGCCGTTAAACCCCCGTTAAAACCGCTCGCAGGGGCATTCGATCCACGCAACTCCCCTCCGCATTGCGCGATTGGCCCGTCCCAGGGACGGCAATCCACTTATCCCAGGTTGTATCGGCCGCCACCATGGCGGCATGGACAAGCTCTTCTTCGCCTCCCTCTCGCTGGAGATCACACCCGGTTCCGGCACGCTGCAATTGCTGCCGGCCGGCGACTTCCGTGCGAACGACGGCCGCCCCGTCGAGTGCGCCGCCTGGCGCGTCACGCCGGACGGCGCGAAGCTCCTCGTCGCGGCGATGGCTGCCCGCAAGACGCCGATGGTGCTCGACTACGAACACCAGACGCTGTCGGCCGCAACGAGCGGCACGCCTGCGCCTGCCGCCGCCTGGATCAAAGCAGTCGAGTGGCGCGAAGGCCAAGGGCTTTACGCCACTGACGTCGAATGGACCGCTCGCGCCTCGGCGTTCGTCGACGCGAAGGAATACCGCTTCGTCTCGCCGGTGTTCACCTACGACGCCGACGGCAACGTCCTGCAGCTCATCAACGCTGCGCTGACCAACAACCCTGCGCTCGACGGCATGGACGAAGTGATGCTCGCCGCAGCGTCGCGTCTGGTCTCCTCCGAGTTTTCACCCCCCGCCGGCCGGGATGCGCCGGCCGATCCACCTCAGGAGCAATCCATGAAAGAGCTGTTGGCCGCGCTGCGGCTGATCTTCAATCTGCCGGCGACGGCCACCGAGCAGGAAGCCACGGCGGCGGCCACGGCGTTCGCGAAGGTGCTCGGCGCGACCGACGCCGCGCCCGTCGATGCACGTGCCGTGTTGACCTCGCAGGGTGATCGCATCGCCGCACTCTCCAGTGCGACACCCGATCCGGCGAAGTACGTGCCGATCGAGACGATGAACGCGCTGCGTGACCAGGTCGCGACGCTGACCAATCAGTCGCAGCAGGGCCAGGTCGACGGCCTGATCACGGCGGCGCTGTCGGATGGCCGCCTGCTGCCGGCCCAGGAGTCGTGGGCGCGCGACCTCGGCAAGTCGAACTTCACGCAGCTCAAGCAATACCTCGACACGGCGACGCCGATCGCGGCACTGCGCAGCACGCAGACCGGCGGCCGTGAATCGGGCGGCAGCAAGGAAACCGAGGTGACGACGGAAGCCGGCGAACTCGCCGTCTGCCGCCAGCTCGGCCTGACGCCGGAACAGTACGCGAAGACCAAAGGAGGTGCGAAGTGAGCGCGACGACCCAGGATCGCAACACTCCGTACATCGACGGTGAGACCGTCGGCGTGCCCGTGAAGGCCAACACCGTGATCCGTGCCGGGGTCATCGTCTGCGCCAGCGCGGCCGGCCTCGCGGTCGAAGGTTCGACGGCAACCAACCTGACGTACCTCGGTCGCGCCGAACAGTACGTCGACAACTCGACCGGTGCCGATGGCGCGAAGACCGTCCGGGTCCGTCGCCTGAAGGCGTTCAAGTGGGAAAACCTCGGCACCGATGCTGTCACGCAGGCGCAGCTCGGCAAGGCGTGCTACGTCGCCGACAACCAGACCGTTGCGGCAACGGACGGCGCGGGTACGCGCTCGAAGGCCGGCATCGTGGTCGGCGTCGACGCCGATGGCGTCTGGGTTCAATAACAGGAGCAACCATGCTGGTCAACGCACAATCGATCAACCAGATCTTCATCGGCCTGCAGGCCATCTTCAACAACGCGTTCGAGGGTGCGCCGTCGACGTGGCAGCAAATCGCGATGCTCGTTCCGTCGAGCGGTCGCGAGGAGCTGTATGCGTGGCTCGACCGCTTCCCAAAGATGGCGAAGTGGATCGGCGACAAGAACGTCAAGGCGCTGAAGGCCCACGGCTACACCGTCGTCAACGACGACTTCGAGGCCACGGTCGAGGTCGACCGCAATGACATCGAAGACGATCGCCTCGGCATCTACGCGCCCCAGGCGCAGAACGCCGGCTACTCGGCCAAGCAGCTGCCCGACGAGATCATCTACGACCTGGTCAACCACGCGTTCGAGAAGAGCTGCTACGACGGCCAGTACTTCTTCGACACCGATCACCCGGTCGGGCGCGGCGTGACTTCGAACAAGTTCGCGCTGCCGCTGACGATCGCCGGCCAGGCTGCCGCAATCGCGACCTACGGCGCGGTGCGCACCGCGATGCGCAAGGTGCAGGACGACGAAGGTCGACCGCTGAACATCACGCCGAACATCCTGCTCGTTCCGCCGGCACTGGAAGACGTGGCGAACGCGCTGATGACGAACGACCGTCTGAACGACGGCATGCCGAACCCGTACAAGGGCACGTCGAAGGTCGTGTGCGACGCGCGGCTGCTGTCGGATACGGCCTGGTTCCTGCTCGACACGACGAAGCCGGTCAAGCCGTTCGTGTATCAGGAGCGCAAGGCGCCGGTGTTCGTGCAGCAGATCGACCCGGAAGCGCCGGACGTGTTCATGCGCAAGAAGTTCAAGTTCGGCGCGGAAGCGCGCGCGGCCGGCGGCTTCGGCTTCTGGCAGCTCGCGGCCGGCTCGACCGGCGACGGCCCGGTCCCGCAGTAATACATCGCCCCTGAGAACAGCCGCGCGACGCCGATAAGCGCGGAGGAAGACTGCCCCGGAGCTGCGGCAAATGGTGGGCTCCGGTTACGCGACACACATCTATATAGGACAGGACATGGCAAAGCAGAAACATCCGGCCATCTCGGTCGCTGCCAAGCAGGACACTTTTCGACGCGCTGGACATGTGTTCGGCCGTACGCCGAAAACGATCGCGCTGGCGGCGCTTCACCCGGACGCATACCGTGCGATCACCGACGACAAGTCTCTGGTGGTGGTCCACACGGCGACGGAACTCGACGAAGCGGAAGCGAAGCGGCTCCCGCACCACGACGCGGACCACGTGACGAAGCACCTGGCCAACGTCGACACGCTGACGCTCCAGGTCAGCGAGGATGACGCGAAGCGCGCGCTCGCACTTGCCGACATCGACGCCGACCTGCAGAAGCGCGAAGCGGCCGTGCGCGACGCCGAAGCCGATCTGCAGAGCCGCGTCGTCGAGTTCGACGAGCGCTATGCAGGTCTCGTCACGCGTGAGAACGACCTGAACGAACGCGAGCGCCAGCTCGACGAGCGCCAGGCGGCGATCGACGCGGCGGAGAAGTCGGCCGCAGGAGCGAAGGCAGGCAGCCAGGGCCGGAAGTCGTAAGCCATGGGTTACGCCACTCAGGACGATATGGTGAGCCGATTCGGGAGCATGGAAGTCATCGCGCTCACGGATCGCGAACGCCTGGGCGAGATCGATTCGACGCTGCTGTCGCGCGCCCTGGAGGACGCGGCGGCCGAGATGGACACGTACCTCGCCGCGCGGTACCGCCTGCCGATCACCGCCGTGCCGCGCTTCCTGGCTGGCTTGTGCTGCGACATCGCCCGTTATCGCCTGGTCGGCGCGGAGGCTCGGGACACCGACGAGATTCGCAACCGCTATCGCGACGCCATCAAGTTCCTGACGATGGCGGCGGACGGTACGGTCACGCTCGGTGTCGACCCGGCCGGTTCGACCGTACAACCGGGCAATACGATCCGCTTCGAGCAAGGCACGCGGATTTTCTCGTCACGCGATCGAGGTGCGTTCTGATGAGCGACACGACATCCGCCGCTGCCGGCACCTATGTGCCGATCATCACGGCCGTCGAGCTGGCGATGGTCGACCGGTTGAAGCGCGGCCTCGGGAAGATGGTGTCCGAGGTCAAGACCTACGGCGGCGAATTCGACAGCGACGAGTTGGATTCGGTCGTCCGACGCTTCCCGGCGGCATGGGTCACGTTCGGCGGCGTTCCGCGCACCGATCCGCACAGCACCAGTCGGTCGAAGTGGAAGTCGGAAGCGACCTTCGTCGTGATGGTCGGTGCGCGCAGCGTGCGAAGCGAGGAGTCCAGTCGTCATGGTGGTCCGGCGAAAGCCGAGGTCGGCACCAACCTGCTGATCTCCTGCGTACGCCACCTGCTCAATCAGCAGGACATGGGCCTGCCGATCCGCCACTTCGCACCGGGTCCGATCCGAACGCTGTTCAACACGCAGGTGCGCGGCGACGCGATGTCGGTCTACGCGCTGGAGTTTCGCACGGCATGGATCGAGGACACGCTGTTCCTCGGGGCGTTCCCGCAGGGGCAGTCCGAAGGCCCGCTCGGCAAGGTGTTCGAGGACTACGGCGGCCAGATCGACCCACCGACGCCGGACTGGAACACGACGCTGCTGTCGTACTTCCTGGAACCCGGCACCGATCGACCGGCCGACGCGCAAGACCTCGTACAGATGAAACAGGAGTGAGCATGAAAGTTATCGCGAAAGCCGGACTGCGCGTCCCGAAGGAAGGCGCACCGCGCAAGTACATCACCGACAGCGAGGCCGTCGTCGTGCCCGACTCGGTGTACTACACGCGCCGCGTCATGGATGGCGACCTTCTGCGCCAGGACGAAGCGCCGGCCGCAACCGAAATCCCGGCTGCAGGCGAGCCGGCAGACGATCCCGCCCCGACCTCGGACGCGGGTGCCAAAAAGACCGCGAAAGGAGCCTGATTGTGGCAAGCGCGAATATCAGTTTTGACACCATCCAGTCGAGCCTGCGAAAGCCCGGCCGGTACTTCGAGTTCAACACGAAGCTCGCCGTCCGCACGCTGCCGACGAACGAACAGACTGTGCTCATCGTCGGTCAGCGTCTCGCCTCCGGTCAGCTGGCGGCCCTGGTCCCGACGCAGGTGTTCTCCGGCGACCAGGCGGCGCTGTACTTCGGTGCCGGCTCGCTCGCGCACCGCGCGGCCGTGGCCGCGATCAAGGCGAATCCCTACGTTGCGCTGACCGTGATCGGCGTCGACGATGCGGCCGCCGGTGTCGTCGCGACTGCGTCGGTAGCCTTCACGGGTCCGGCAACCGCCGATGGCGCGTATGCGCTCTTCATCGGCCTCGATCGCGTCGACGTCGCAGTGGAAAGCGGCGCAACCGCTGCGGAGGTCGCGACCAGCTTCGCGGCCGCGATTGGCCAAGCCACGTCGCTGCCTGTCACGGCAGCCGCGGCTGACGGTACGCTGACCCTGACGGCCAAGAACAAGGGCGCGGCCGGCAATTCGATCATCGTGTCGCAGCTCGGTCAGACGGCGGGTGTTTCCGCCACGATCACGGCGTTCGCCGGCGGCCTGAACGATCCGGACCTCACTGCTCCACTGGCTGCCGTCTTCGGGGCGAGCTTCAACGTCTATTCGATCGGCACGCCGACGCAGGAAGCGTTGACGAAGCTGCGCACGCACCTGGACGCGATCTCGCACCCGTACGAACAGCGGCCGGCGATCGCGGCGATCGGATCGGGCGTCACGCTGGCGGCAGAGACGACGCTCGCGGGTCAGCTCAACAGTGGCCGCATCTCGCTCGGCTGGTATCCCGGCTCGGTGGCGTTGCCGGCTGAGATCAGCGCGGCCTACGCCGCCGTGGTCGCGAGCGAGGAAGACCCGGCCCGTCCGCTGAATACGCTCGCACTGGCCGCGCTTGATGTGGTTCCGGTCACGTCTCGCGCTGGCCGCACCGAGCAGGAATCGGCGCTGCACAACGGTGTGACCCCGTTCGAGGTCGGCCCCGGCAACGTGGTGCAGATCGTTCGCGCCATCACGACGTACACGAAGGACGCGCAAGGCATCGACGACCCGGCACTGCTCGACCTGACCACGATTCGCACGCTCGACTACGTGCGCAAGGCGTGTATCCAGCGCATCGCACTGCGCTTCCCGCGCGAGAAGCTGTCGGAGAAAACGCCGCCGAAGGTGCGTAGCGAGCTGCTCGACGTGCTTTACAAGCTGGAAGAGCTGGAGATCGTGGAGAACGTCGAGGCGAACGCGGACAAGTTGATCGTCGAGCGCGATCTGCAGAACGTCAACCAGTTGAACGCCGCGATCCCGACCGACGTCGTGAATGGTCTGCACATCTTCGCGGGCCGGATCGACCTGATCCTCTGAACGACACCGTTCTATAACGATAGGAGCCAGCCATGGCATTGGAAGAATACGTCGGCGCGATCGTGCTCGAAGTCGACGGCAAGGAAGCCGAGGTGGTGTCGGTCAATCCGACGTCGCAAACCGGCAAGAAGCCGGTGCGGACCATGAACCGCACCGGCCGCGTGAAGGGATTCGCTCGCGGCGTCGAGTCTCACGAGCTGAAGGTCACGGTCGTCATCCCTCTCTCCGGCGACGAGATCGACTGGTGGAACATGGAAGGCGGCAAGCTGACCATTTTCCCGGTGTCGCCGGGTGGCAAGCGTGTGAGCTACCAGGACTGCGTCACGCAGGACATGGGCGACCAGTATTCGGTGGACAACGAAGCGCGTCGTGATCTGACGATCTTCTCGACTCGACGGGTGGAAGAATGAAACTGACGGAAAAGGGTTCGCTGGACTACGGCATCGAGTATCCGGTCGACAGCGGCGAGCTGCACTACGACTTTGAGCTCCGCCTCGCCACGGTGGCAGACAACATCGCGGCGTATGAGGAGCCTGCCATCATCGGTGGCGGCGTCTGCAACATGCGTGTCAACGCGGCTGTATTGGCGCGCAGCATTGTGTCGCTTGGCACGATCCCGGCAGCGGCCATCACGCCCGATCTGATCGACACGGCCGTGGACAGCGATTACGACATGCTGGTCGCGGCGCAGGAGCGGCTCAAAAAAAAGCGAAAAGCGCTGAAGCCCGGTTACGTCCCCTCCGACTTGCCGCCGTCGTCCTCGGCCAGCACGGCATCAGCGACGAACGATTCCGGCAGTTGACCGAAGCTGAACTGGCGGGATACCTCGACGCCGTCGCCACGCTTCGCGGCAAGGCACCGAAGCGTGGCGATCAGCATACCGAGGACCGAACCATCAAAAGCTTGCGTCGCAAGCGTCCCAAACAGAAGACCTGATATATGTCCCGCGATCTCGAAGTTGGAATGACAGTACGGATGCGGGACCAGGTCTCCGCACCGTCTCAGCAGGTCGAGCGCAACGTTCAACGCGGCGTTAAACAAACCGCCCAGGCATACACGGATATGTCTCGCGTTGCGGTTACGTCGAGCCGCATGCTGTACGACGTTCGGATGACGCAATCCGCGCGTACCGAACAAGCTGTCCAGCGAAACATCCAGCAAACTCAGGCGGCTCAGGCACGTGCCGATCGCAATATCCTGACCTCGTCGCAACGTCTTGCGAACGCCCGTCAACAACTCGACATCCGCTCCGAGCGGACCATCCGTCGCGAGATCGACCAGACGATCGCAGCGTACAACCGGCTCGCGCGAGCTGGCTTCGCGTCGACCACCGAACAAGCGCGCGCGTTCGCGGCGCTGAATGGCCGTGTCGCCGACCTGCGTCGCGAACTCAGCGGCGTCCAGCAGCAGGAAAGCGCGCTCGCCCGCACCGGGCGCGGCATTGGCATGGCCTGGAAGGCTGGCGCGGCCGTCGCAGGTGCAGCGGCCGGCACGATGGTTGTTGCGCCTGCCGTCAACGAGACGATGGCCTACGATCGTCGGTTGACGATGATGGCAAACACGGCATTCTCCGATCGCGGTATTGCCGGCCGCCGCCAGGGCGTCCGCGAACTGGACGCTGCGATCCGCAACGCGGTTCGCCAGGGCGGCGGTTCGCCTGATCAGGCGGCCGATACGCTCGACAACCTGCTCGCCTCTGGCGCCGTCAGCGACAAGACGGCGATGAGCATCCTGCCGACGTTGCAGAAGTTCGCGACCGGCTCGGGCGCAAACCCGAACGAGCTGGGCAACATCGCGATCCGCGCGATGCAGAACTTCGGCATCAAGGAAGCCGAGATTCCCCGTGCGCTCGACATGGCGCTCAAGGGCGGCCAGGCTGGCGGCTTCGAGCTGAAGGATATGTCGAAGTGGTTGCCACAACAGATGGCGCTCGCCAAGCAGGCCGGCATGTCCGGGCTGCAGGATTTCGGCCGTCTCGTCGTCGCGAACCAGGCGGCGGTCATCACGGCCGGCACGAAGGATGAAGCCGGGAACAACCTGGTCAACTTGCTCGAAAAGCTCAACTCGCAGGACACGCAACACAAGGCGAAGGGACTCGGCATCGACCTGACGGGTAGCCTCGCGTCGTCGCGCGCCAAGGGCGTCAACGCGATCGATGCGTTCGTCGGCATCGTCGAACGCGTGATGTCCCGCGACAAGCGCTATCAGCGCAACCAGGCGGCGCTCGCGCACGCTCCGGAGGGTGAGCGCAAAGCCATCCTCGAGAGTCAGGCCAATCTGCTCGAAGGAACGGCAGTCGGCAAACTGATCCACGACCGCCAGGCGATCGGTGCGCTCGTCGCGTACATGGGACAGCGCGATTATCGAAAGCAGGTGTCCGCGCAGGTGTTCGATCCGAAATCGGCCATCACTGACAACTTCGCGCTCATCCAGGGCACGAACTCATTCAAGGTCGACCAGGCGCAGAACGAGCTGTTCTTCGGGCGTCAGGATGCCATGTCGGGCTTTAACGACAAGGTCGGTGACGCTGCGTCGAAACTGACCGACTATGCCTCGAAATATCCGGCCCTGACGTCTGCTATCGAAGCGACGACGATCGGCTTGCGGACGATGACGGCGGCACTGACGCCGCTCGCGTTCCTCGCTGTCATTCGCGGCGGCGCTGGATTGGCCGGTGGCGCTGCGGCCGGTGCCGGCGTCGCAGGTGCCGTAGGTGCTGGCGCGGCCGGCGCGGCGTCGTTCGGCGCGCGCCTCGGCGGGATGGCTCGGACGCTCGGCCCGATCGGTGCCGCGATCGGTATCGGCGCGAGCGGCTTCGAGGCGTACTCGATCTCGAACGACGCGTCGATGACGCCAGATCAGAAAAAGGCCGGCTACATCGGCACGGCCGGCGGCGCTTTCGGCGGTCTCGCTGGCATGGGCGCGGGTCTGATGGCCGGCGCAGCGGCAGGATCTGTCGTGCCTGGATTCGGCAATGTCATCGGAGCTGGTGTCGGCGCTGTCGCGGGCTACTTCGGCCACGACCTGGGCGAACGCCTCGGCAAGATGATCGGCGACGCGATCTATGCGCAGAAGAAAGACGAGAAGCCGACGGTCGTTGAAGGCCACTTCACGATCAACCTCGACGGTCAGCATCTGTATGACTTCGTCACCACCGCCAACCAGAAGAACGCGTTGAGGAACTGACATGGCGTGGAAAGATACCCTGCAGGATGCATCGTTCCGTGGCGTCGTGTTCGACGTGCAGCGCACTGACGATCCGATCGAGCGTGAGGTTGCACGCTACGCGTATCCGTATGTCGACGGCGAAGACATCGTCGACATGGGACAAAAAGCGCGCGAAACATCACTCACGGCAATTTTCTTCGGTGACGACTACGAGGAGCGGCTCAAGACGTTTCTGAACGCGATCTCACAGCCGGGGCCGGGCGAGCTGGTGCACCCGGTGTTCGGCAGCATGCCGAACATGCAGTTTCTCGGTGGCCACGTGTCGCACACCGCTGACGACGTCGACGCGTGCCAGGTCGAGCTGCGCTTCGCCATGGCGAATCCGGGCAACCCATTCTTCACGGGTCAGCTCGCAAGCCAACGCGCGGACGCAACCGCTCAGGTGGCTCAGACGGCACAGGACAGTGCCGTGAGTGCGTTCGCCACCGCGATGGACGGCCTGAAGGCCGCGCAGGCCGGTCTGCGTCGGCTCAATTCGTTGCGCGACGTGATGTCGGACACCCTTGGCCCGATCCGCAGTTTGGTAACCGGGTTCCGGTCAACCGTACTGGACTACGTCGACTTCCCGCGCGCATTCGCCAGCGACCTGATTGGGCTGGTAAGCGGCGTAACCGACTTTCGCTCATTCGATCCGGGGCTAGTGACGTCTGACTGGAGCGGCCTACTCGAACAGATGGATACGATCGTCAAGCTGCCAGCGTCGTCGGCAGCCGGCGAATCCGTCACGATTCCTGGAACACCTACGACCACGCCGACGACCGCCAGCGCGACCCCGACGCCGTCTCGATCGCCTGAGGCAGATCCGGCCGATGTCTCGATGGTCGCCACGCTTGTCAGCGCAGTGGTCGCGACGACGCTGGCCAGCGTCGCATCCGACGTCCTGGCGAATGAGCTGGATCAGCCAACGCTCACGCCCGACGACATCGAGTCGATCTCGAACGACGTGCGCACACACCTGCAGACGGCGATTGACGACACTCGCGACACGATGGTGCTTGTCGACTATCGTCCCGTCGTCGAGCCGATGAAAGACACTGCACTCGCCACGCAGGAGCTGGCGATCGACGTGATCGATCAACTGCCGCCGATCGTCTCCAGGACTATCGATGCTCCCTGCAATCTGACGCTGCTCGCCTTCCGCTGGTATGGCGACTACTTGCGGTCGAACGAGCTGATGCGTCTGAATCCGGGCATCCGCAATCCCAACTTCATCAACCGGGGAGACGTGCTGCGTGGCTACGCGCGATGACACCGTATCGGTATTGATCGGTGGCAAGGTCCATAGCAAGTGGACGGCCTACTCGATCGATTCAGACCTCCTGACGCCCGCGGACGCCTGGGAGGTTCGCCTCACCAAACCAAGCGATCCGATGCCCGCATCGGTCGTGGCCGGCGCAGCCGTTCAGGTCAAGGTCGGCTCCGACGTGGTGCTCGTCGGCTATGTAGACGCAGTGCGTCGACGGACGAGCAAAACGCAGAAGACGCTGTCGATCAATGGTCGCGATCTGGCTGCGATCTTGCGCGACTGCTCCGCACCCGTGTTCACTGCAAAGCAGGTCACGCTTCACGATGTCGTTGCAAGCATCGTGCGACCGCTCGGCATCACGAAAATCCGGATCGATAGCGCGAAGGAAATCCCCGCATGGGACAAAGTGTCGGTCGATCCGGGTGACACGGCATGGGACGCCCTGGTGCATGCTGCCGAAGGCGAAGGATTGTGGCCGTGGTTCGATCCGGACGGAACGCTCGTCATAGGTGGCCCAGACTACACCGCCGCGCCGGTCGCGAAACTCGTCATGCGAAACGATGGCAAGGGCAACAACGTCGAATCGTTCGACGAAGATCAGTCGATCGCCGAGCGCTACTCGGAAGTCACCGTGCTGGCCCAATCACACGGCAGCCGTGCCGAGCGCGGCAAGAACGCGTTGAAGGCAACCGTCAAGGATTCTCAGGTTCCCGTTTATCGCCCGAAGGTCTACGTCGACCACGATGCGCCGAACCTCGACGCAGTCACGGCGCGCGCGCGCAAGATCATCTCGGATTCTCGGCTGCACGCGCACACGCTGCGCGCTGTCGTTAAAGGGCATCGCACTGACGCCGGAACATTGTGGAAGCCGGGGCAACGCGTACATGTCGTCTGGGAAGAGTACGGCATCGACGCGATCTATTTCCTGATGGGTCGTAAGTTCGAGGGCGGTCGAGATGTGGGCGCACGTACCACGCTCACCCTGAAGGAAGATGGTGTGTGGGTGCTCGACGCGCATCCGCACACAAAGCGCAAACACCGTCACAAGGAAAGCGGCCCGATGTCGATCATCACGACGGATGCAAGCGGCAACACGACGGAGTCGAAACAATGATTCATGAGGTCCGGAAACAGATCGATCGCGCGCTCGCAGGTGTCCGCCAGGCATACCGCGCCGTAATCTCGCTCTGCGCAAGCGATACGCCCGTGCAGCTCGCCCAGGTCGACGGACTCGCCGGCGAAACCACGCCCGATGTTGAGCTGTTCCAGCACTATGGCTTGACGTCCAATCCGCCGGCCGGCTCGGTGGCGGTCGTGATCCCGCTCGGCGGAAAGACGAGTCACGGCATTATCGTGGCCACTGAGAACGAGGCGTATCGCATTCAGGGTCTGCAGCCAGGCGAAGTGGCCGTCTATACGGACGAAGGCGATTCGATTGTATTTCGGCGCGGCAGGATCATCGACATCACAACCGACACGCTGAACATCAAGGCGACGACACAGGTCAACATCGATACGCCGAACGTCAATGTGAAAAAGCGTCTCAACGTCCAGGAACAGATCACCGGCCAGGGAGGCATGGCCGTATCGGGTGGCGACGGCGTCGAGATCGACGGCAGCATGAAGGTCACGCAGGACGTAGAGGCAGGCGGCAAGAGCCTAATCCATCACAAGCACCCCGGCGATTCCGGCGGGACGACTGGCGAGCCGATCTAACGGTCCCAGGGACAGCCAACCACGCGTTTATACCGTCCATGCTCGCGACAATCGCCGCATGGACGCGCTTCTCAACCCCACCACCGCAGACTACGTCGGCACACGCACGCAATCGCTCGCGAACGCGGTGTATCTGCGCCTCCAAACGCCGCTCGGGTCATATTGGGCCGACCCTGACCTCGGGTCGCGTCTGCACGAACTCCAACGCGAGAAGGACACACCGCGCGTGCGTCGCCTCGCGGTCCAATACGCCGAACAAGCGCTACAGCCGTTGCTCGACAGTCAACGTGCAACCGCAGTCACCGTTGACACCGCTGATTACCAGGCGGGTTGGATGGTGCTGCTGATTTCCGTGACCGACGCGACTGGCGACGTCCAGCATTTCAAGCATCCGGTGAAGGTGTCCTGATGGCAGCAACGATCAAGAAGCTCGACGAGATTCGCGATGATCAACTGCGGGAGATCAAGAACCTCCTGCCGGACGCGGATACAGGGACGGACTCGGACTTCCACGTGCGCGCCAGCGGCGTGGCCAGCGCCGTCGAGGGGCTCTATGCGTATCAGCAGTGGCAGACGCGCCAGATATTCCCGGATACGGCCGACTCCGAGTTCCTGCTGCGTCACGCAGCCATGTACCGAATGTCGCTCAAGCCAGCGGTCTCCGCGAGCGGGACGTTGCGCGTGTCAGGTGTTGTTGGTGCAGCAGTTCCGAGTGGGCTGCAGTTCAACGTCGATGCGATCGGCTACACGACGACGTCGAGTTCGAAAATCGGCGCTGACGGAACCGCGATCGTCACTGCTGCGGCGAACGTAACCGGCTCGGCTGCAAACATCACGCAGCCGGTGACCGTTCAGCTTATGTCGGTTCCGACCGGGATTCAAAGCCAGGCGACGCTCTTGACGATGGTCGGTGGGTTGGAGATCGAGTCGTATTCCCAACTGCTTGCCCGCCTGCTCGATCGTCTGCGAAACCCGCCAGGCGGCGGCCGCGTGTCGGACTATCGGCGGTGGGCAATGGAAGTGCCGGGAATCACGGCCGCATACGTGTTCCCGCATCGTATCGCGATAGGCCGCGTCGACGTCGCTGTTGTGAGTGGCGATGGTTTGCCCAGCGCAGACGAGATTCAGGCCGTTCAATTCAATATCGATCTGAACCGGCCTGCAGCATGCCGAGGTGTGACTGTATTCGGGCCCGAGATCGTGACCGTCGATCACCTTATTCGCGCGAGCCTCGTCGGAATCTCGACGGATCAGTGCGAAGAGGCGCTGGCGAAGCCGTTTGCCAATTACTACAGCACGCTCGAACCCGGTGCGACGGTCATCAAGTCGAAGCTCGAAGCCATTGTCGACGGCACGGCTGGCGTCACGGATCGTGTCATGGTCAATCCGACGGCCAACGTCCCGACGATCGCTGACTCGACGCGCGTTCAATGGGCGCGACTCGGCGCGATCGTGGTGGAGCCGATGTGATGGCGCACAAAGAGCTTCTCGCGCTTCTGCTGCCACCCGTCAGTTACGACTCTACCGCACCCATCGTCAGCGCGGAGTTGGTGGCGGAAGGCAAGGTTCTCGACGATGCGCAGGCGAATGGACTGGCGACGCTCGATGGGGTCACGCCGACCGGCGATCTTTCATTGCTTCCGGACTGGGAGCGTGTGTATGGGCTTCCTGACTCGGCGCTTGGACCGAATCAATCGCTTGAGCTACGGCTTGCGCTGCTCGACGAGCGCATCAACGAAACGGGGCGGCTCGACCGCGACAATTTTCTATTCGTTGCGCTCAACCTCGGATTCAGCGTGTCGATCACCGAGTTCCATCCGTACCAGGTGAACACGCCAATCGGTCAGCCACTGTACAGCGACGACTGGATGTTTGCGTGGCAACTGAATGCGCCGATTCAAACGACTGGGTTTCCCAACACCGTGCTTGAGTCGGTTATGAGGCGAATCGCGCCGGCGCACACGATTCTGAACTTCAAGTACGGCGGAGATCCGTCGCTGCTTCTATTTGAGTCGGGCGATGGCTTCCTCATGACCGAAGACAACGACTATCTGGAATTGAGCTGAAATGACGACCAACAAACTCTCTCTCATGAAGCGTCGTCTCCAGATGCAGGTCGACGACATTATTCCTGTGGTCGGTGACGGCAAGAACTGGGCGATGACTGCCGCTGCTCTGGCAACGTTTGTTGGTCCCTACGTGCCGGTGTCGGAAGACCTTATCGAGGGCGCACGGGTCGCAACAGAAGCCGCAGATCGAGCGAGCCAAGCGGCGGCGCTCGCTGCGGCCAGTACAGCCGCTATCGCACAGGGATCGTCCCCCGATGCGGGAGATCTGACCGGCGCGGAAATTATTCCGGGAAGCCGTGGTGCTGGCCTGATTCAGACGACGTTGGATAAAGTCGCGGCGTGGACGCTTCAGTCCCATACATCCGAGCAGCCCTATGACGGTGCGGCGTCGATCTCTCAGCGCGACTTTAACAAGCAGTTCGTTGATGTGATGCAGTTCCGTGGGGCCGATCCATCTGGCGTTACGGATTCGACTGACGCCTTCCTTCGCGCGATCGCCACGGGCAAGATCGTGCGTTTCGACGGAACGTTTCGCATTAGAGGGCTGCCCATAGTTCCTGGCGTTCACCTGGCTGGCGTGAACATGAATCGCTCGAAGCTGTGGCTCGCAGATGGCGCGAACTCGCACATGATTTACGGAGTCGACCCCATCGACGTGGTTCTGCAAGACTTCTATCTGTACGGGAACAAGGCCAATCAAAGCCTTGGCGCGGATAGCCCGTGGCGTGGCGTGTATTTCAGCGGCAATGCAGCGCGCATTTTCCTTCAGCGCATCTGGGTCGATCAGATCCGGGACCATGGCATCTCCCTTCCGTATGTCGGCTCGTCGGGTGGAAAAACTTCGTCCATTCTTTCGTGCATCGCCACGGGCTGCGGTTCGGCCGATCACGTTGCAGCGGGCGGTCCCGGCGGCACCGGAATCGGTGCAGGCAACGTTTCCTCGATAGTGGCTTACTGCTACTCCTACGGCAACTATCTGAATGGCTTCAAGTCGTCGTCGGGGAACTATCTGTCTTGTGTGTCCGAAGGTAACGGTGGTGGTTTCGAGACGGGCTTCGTGTCAGCCAACATGCGAGAGAACCAGAAGCTCATGATGTGTCGCGCCATCGCGAACACTAACTCGGGATACCGTCATCAGGGTGAAGGTCGCTGGATCGAGATGTTCGGCTGCGATGGCCTCGACAACGGAAGCTCGGGGATGGATTGCTTCGGTGGCGTGATGGGTCTGACGGTGTTGGGTGGTACGTTCGCCCGCAACGGTAAGAGCAACGTCCGCACGGTTCCGTCTTACGGCCTCGACGGCATTACGCTGTACGGTGAGAACTCGCAAGCACCGTCGCAGGTGGTAATTGACGGCGTGAACTTCTACGATGACCAGGCGGCGCCGACGCAGGAATACGGCGTCTACATATCGGACAAGACGGACGGTGTGACGCTTGGCGGAAACAATATCTTCGGCACTCTGAAGGTATCGCCGTACTACCTGTCGCCCAACTCGACGGGCAAGGACATTCGCATCCGGGACTTCCAGGGGCACCCGATCAACTATCGGCGGAAGTCGTCGGTGGCCTCGGCAGGCACCGGGACGAACACGCTGGACTCAAAGACGGCACCAGCGAACTCGTTGATGATCAGTACGTCGCTGAGAATCAAGGCAAGCGGACGGGCTACGGGTACGGCCGGCACAAAGATTGTGCGAGTGCAGGTCGGCAGCACCAGCGTCATTATTTCGAATCAGGCCGCAGCAGATCAACTCAACTGGGCCCTGGAGGCGACGTTGATCATCGGAGCGAACGCGTCACGCACGTTGCAGATTCTGTCGCCGACGCCGAGCCTCACGAATGTGTCTTATTCGACATCCGCGCCATTGACGATCGCGATCACATCCACGGCGGCCGGCGGCGATACGGTCACGCTCGACTCGTTTTCGATCGTGACGGAATGATGGCGGTCCTTGGCCTCGAACAGCTCCACCGCTACACATAAGGTCGACACATGCAACGAATTGATCACCCGACAGCCGTATCGGTGAAACCACTGCCGCAAGATCCTGGTGCGCCGGGATATTTTTCGGGCGGTGATCCGGCCGCGGCTCTCGATGCGACATGGATGACGCCGGACTGGGCGAACGATGTTCAGGAGAACCTCTGCGAAGTCATCGAGGCCGCCGGCATAGCGCTCGCGAAGGGCGACGGTAGCCAGTTGCTCAAGGCAATTCAGTTCCTCGCGAACCGGTCTGGTCTGCCGCTCGGTGTGCCGGTGCCGTTCGTCGGTTCGCTGGATCGTATCCCGTCGAACTGCGTGGTCGCCATGGGGCAAACCATTCGGCGGTCGGACTACTCGCTCATCAGCGATTTTGCTTTGGCGAGCGGCGTTATCGTCGACGATTTGGATTGGCTTACTCAGCTCGTCCATCGCACTAAATTTTCGCGCGGTGATGGCGCGACAACGATCCGCCTGCCCGATCTCCGCGGCGAGGCGATCTACGGGGCAGACCTTGGGCGGGGCATCCGAGCCAGCGCGATTGGCGATTGGCTCGCAGGCGACATGCTGCCGCACATTCACGCCGCGTCGACCGACCTGAAAGGCGGACACGTGCACACGGGAACGACGGACTCTCAGGGCGGCCACGATCACGGCGGCCAGACCGGCGCGGCCGGCGCGTTTAATCCTGCGCCGGCCGGATTTACGCGCCTGTTGAAGCCACCATACGTCGGCTCGATCACCGGCAGCGACACAACGAACAGCGGCAGCGAACAGGCGGTCGGCGATGGTGATTCGGCCGACATTCTTGCCGTGCCTGCGCACCAACATCCGATCCCTGCCGTCGGCCCGCACCTGCACAACTTCAGCACCAGTGCGGCTCCGGATCACAACCACGTCGTGACGATCGGGAGTGCCGGCGGAGCAGAAACGCGTCAGCGCGGTACGGGCTACGTGTTCATCATGCGTGTTATGTGAGGTCGTATGGAAAACAAGGAAGCCGTGGCCGTCCACCAGTTTGATCCGAACACCTTGGTCTATACGGGCAGCCGTGCCGCGTATATCGGCCCGATCGGAGATTATCAGGTGCCGGCGTTCGCAATGCTTGAAGCGCCGCCGGACGCGCCGGCCGGCTACGTCGCCCGCTCTACGTCGGTAGCTGGAGGTGAGTGGGAAGTTGTTCTGGACTTCCGGTCGACGCCGATCTACCGAACGGCCGATGGTTCCCGCTACGAATTCGGTGCGCCGCTCGCGGACTCGACGTCGTGGGATGGTATCGGCGACCTTCCCGCAGCCCTGACGACGTCAGCGAAGCCCGATGGTTTCTACGTATGGGATGGATCGGCGTGGGTATTCGATCTCGCGTCGGCGCGCGCTGCAGCCATATCGTCCGTCGACAGGCAGCGCGACGAGCTGCTCGCGTCGCCGTTCACGTATGGCGAGCATCGCTTCAATGCGGATGCAGCCGCCATCAGCAAAATCGCCACCATGGCGCAGCTTGCGACGGTCGCAAAACAGGCTGAACAGCCCTATATGGCGATCTGGACGTCGGTCGACGGTATCGACGTCATGCTCGATGCAGATGGGATGGTGGGCCTGGCGATGGCTGCTGCTGCAAGGCAGCCGGCCGTCTATCAGATCGCGAGCCAGCTCAAGAGCGAGATCGCGGCAGCCGAGGACGAGGCGGCGCTGGCCGCTATCGCCTGGCCGCAGTAGGAAAAGGACGCGGCGACGTGCCTGGTGTTAGCGCACCAGGCACGCCCCGTACCCGCAGCGTGCACTGCGAATCCGGCAAGGCCACGTCACCCCTGCAGAGGCGGACGAAGGCTATCACGACCGGACTCGATTAGCCAATAAATGCAACCATCACCGATCATTCCGTGGCTCGGCGGCAAGCGCCGCCTGGCCGACAAGCTGATTCCGCTTTTCCCGCCGCACGAATGCTATGTCGAGGCATTCTGCGGCGGCGCTGCACTATATTTCCTGCGGCCGGTGCCGGCGCCGGTCGAAGTCATCAACGACGTCAACGGCGAGTTGGTGAACCTGTACCGCGTCGTGCAACATCACCTGGAGGAGTTCGTCCGCCAGTTCAAATGGGCGATCAGCAGCCGGCAGGTGTTCAAGTGGCAGCAGATGACGCGGCCGGAGACGCTGACGGACATCCAGCGTGCCGCGCGGTTCTACTACCTGCAGCACCATGCCTTTGGCGGGAAGGTGGCCGGCCAGACGTTCGGAACTGCCACGACCGCGCCATCAGTCAACCTGCTGCGGATCGAGGAGTCGCTATCGGCGGCCCATCTGAGGCTTTCCGGGACGCACGTCGAGAACTTGCCCTGGCGCGAGTGTGTGGAACGGTACGACCGGGCGCACACGTTCATCTACCTCGACCCGCCTTACTGGGAGACGGAAGGCTATGGCGTGCCGTTTGAGTTCGGGGAATACGAGGCCATGGCGACTCTGATGCGGAAGGCGCGCGGCAAGGTTATGGTCTCTATCAACGACCATCCAGACATCCGGCGGGCGTTTGAAGGCTTCCACATGAGTGAGCTGGACATCCGTTACTCGGTGGCCAATAGGCATGGGCGGCCCGAGACGAGCGGCGAACTGGTGATTACGAACTGGAACACGGCCGAGCTAGGCGGCCTGTTCTAGTGACAAAAGAGGCGCGAAACCCGCCATGAATGGACGCTGCTTTTATTGTCCCGAACCGGCCACGCTGCTCTGCGATCACCGGTTCGGGTGGCCGATCGGTGGGTTTGCGGCTGACCGCCGAGGGCGGTATCTGGTCAAGGCGGCCGCCGCGCCGTTCACGTGCGACATGCCGCTCTGCCGCCGGCACGCCGACCGGATCGGCGGAGTTCACTACCGCACTGGCCGGCGCGGATACTTTGATTCGATCGACCTCTGTCCCGAGCATGTCGGCCTGTCTCAGCTCCCCACCGATCCGATGCCTGCGGTCGAGGCTGAGCGGCTGAGACAAGCTGTACGAGATCGCGCCAGGCGCAGGCTCACCGACCAGGGCGGCAACGGATGGACGCCACCGACACCCACCACCCAGGGCGAGCTGTTCTAGGCATAGGCGGTGACAATTCAGGCGCAAATGGCCTGTTTCAGAGTGGTGTTAAAACGAGCGCGAAACGGTGCCAAAGCGCGCGCGACGCTACAGCCGAATCGAGTTTCGAGGACTGATGCGGGTTACGTGACCATCGACGGGAAACAGACCGAGTGCAACACGTTGATCTTTCTGGAATTTCTGGCCCGCCCTACACGATTCGAACGTGTGACCTACGGCTTAGAAGGCCGTTGCTCTATCCAACTGAGCTAAGGGCGGTCGAGGGAAAAAGACACGGCCACACAACCCGGACCGCATTTGACGCGTGAGGCTTCGAGCACCGCCACAACAACCACGAACTCAAAGCCCCGAAACGAAACGGGCCCGGCATGAAGCCGAGCCCTAAATTATACCCGATCATTGCGTCATATCACGCGTGACCAGCACTGCAGCCATCAAACCGGCTGCGCATGCAGCATGAACCACCCGAAACAGAACAGCCCGGCAATCACGCAATACACGCCGAACGAGGCCAACCGCCCGCGCCCTTCGAAATAGCGCATCAAGAACCGCACGCTCAGATAAGCCGCAATCGCCGTCAGCACGCCGCCGAGCAGCGCGTCCGCGAGCTGGTCGCGCGCATGGAACAGCTTCGGCAGCTCGAGCACGCCCGCCGCGAAGATGATCGGCGTGCCAAGCAGGAACGAAAACTCCGCCGCCTTCTCCGCCGTCAGCCCGGCCGCATTGCCGGCGATCATCGTCAGCCCGCTGCGCGAGAAACCCGGAATCAGCGCGCCGATCTGCGCGAGGCCCACGAAGAACGCCTGCTTGAACGTCATCTTCTCGGGCGGCTGGTGCGCACGGCTGCGCTGGATGCGATCGCCGACCCACAGCAGCACGCCGTTGATGATCAGCGCGATCGCGACGATCCGCAGATCGTGGAACACGCGCTCGATGCGCTTCTCGAGCAGCAGCCCGACGATCCCGGTCGGGATCGTGCCGATGATCAGCGCCCACATCAGGTGACCGTCGTCGTTCTTGCGGCCGCCGAGCTGCGCGAAGAAGCCGCCGATCAGTGCGATCCAGCGTGCACGGAAATACCACAGCAGCGCGAGCGCGGTGCCGAGGTGCAGCGCGACGAGGAACGGCAGCAACTGCGGCGCATGCTTGTCGATGTGCATGCCGAACAGCGCGGGCACGAGCAGCGTATGGCCGAGACTGCTAACGGGGAAGAGTTCGGTGACGCCCTGCAGGACGCTCAGGAATACCAGAAACCAGAGACTCAC